ACAGAGGCAAGAGTAGATGGGGTTGACATGGTACTTGAGGACACTGAAACATTCCAGCAATACATAATCACTATTAAACCAGCGGAGATTTCCCCATGTTCCAAAGCTTCTTCGTAAGGGAGAGAGACGTTGAGATCAGGATTGAGCTTGCGGAGGATCAGGACACCGATCACCCATTCATCTTCATCATTCAGGATATGGTGAGTGGGGTTACCGCGACGAACTTCATGACGAAGGCGGAAATGGAGAAGATGTGTACGCAGGTGCTTGGGGTCATGAATCAGTATGATCGGATGCGGATTGAACGGGAGCTGAAATGAGCGGGGGTAAGTCGTACAGTCACTCAAGGTTGCAGGCGTACAAGGCGTGTCCCCTTTCATGTTTCTTCAAGTATGAGGTTGGGCTGGAAAAGGATGAGGATGAGAAGTCGGAACATCATCTGGTGTTTGGGCGGGCTATGCATGAGGGACTGAGACTCCTCTACCTTGGCGATACGTTGGAAGCGGCGCAGAAGAAGTTTAAGGAGGTGTATCCGAGGAACCTTGATCCAGAGGACAACGCTAAGACAACGGAGCATGGGCCAATCATTCTACAGAGATACGCAGACAAGTGGCGGGAGGAAGATAAGAAGTGGAGAGTCCTGTCATGTGAGGAAAAGGATGGATTCCAGTATGCGGAGGAGGAGTCCTTCACGGTGGTCTTAGACCTCATCATTGAGAACATTGAGTATGGGGGTATCTACGGACTCGATCACAAGGTGGTTGGAGGAAAGAAGGCTACCCTCTCCTACGACTTCTGGAACCAGTTTGAACCGAACAGTCAGGTGACGAAGTATACGAGCTACATACGGGGCAAGTACGGGGATTGTTCAGGGTTCTATGTGAACGCCATTGGGTGTGGGTACAGGAGCCGTATGTACAAAGGTGAACCCGCTGGATTCTGGACACGCTTTGAGAGGCAGATGTTTAACAGGAATGTTGGGCAGATGGAACGTGAGGAAGCGGACACACAGGAGTGGATCAGACGCATTGAGGATTCAAGGGAGAGAGGGGTTTGGCCCATGAATACGGATGCTTGCCGATTCTGCTCTTACCGCCCTATCTGCTCCGCTGGCTGGACATGGGAACAGGATCAGGAACTTATCACAATTCAGTACAACGTAAAGAAAAGGAAGGACGCTTAAGATGCCCGACGCAAGTGAGTTTAGAGCTAAGAGGCCGACGAGTACGGTGCTTATCAATGGGTACTTTGGGGATGGAAAGACACACGCCGGGATGACTTATCCGAAGGTGTATGTGGCCTGTTTTGATCCGTCAGGGTTGGACATTCTGTATCGCAAGGGAAATGAAAGGCTCCTAAGCAATCTGGTTCACTATGAGTATATACGTAATGCAAATGAGGCTGAGTTGAAGAAGGTTTTTCAGGAGAACGCAAAGGCTGAGGAACGGTATTCCATATATGGGTGCATCCGTCATGCGGAGGAGCTTGCGAAGGGAGGGATGATTGAGACGTTGTTTCTGGACGGCGGCACTTACCTCTTTGATATGCGTTGGCAGTACATCAATGAGTATGAGGAGCAGAAGTCTGGAACAACGGGAAACATTGATACCCAGGCTATGTATCGCAATCTGGGGTTATGGTCACAGAGGTTTATTGCGAGTGATCTCCTTACGATTGCAACACGGTACAACTTGAACGTAGTCATGACGTGCCATCTCAAACGTGAGGCGAAGGATGCTGTGCAGGGGTCGGATAAGACCACGAACCGGGCGCGGAAGGTGTCTTTGGAATCAGACATCTCCCCCATGATTGAGGGCGGGTTTCGGAGCAAGATTGAGGGGCTGTTTGGAGCGTCCATCTACCTTGATACGAAGCTTGATGCAAGCGGGAAACAGACGAAGTGGGCTTACTGTGACACGACGTTTGCGTATGGAACAGTTGTGAGGGCCAAGAATCGCTACGGCCTTCCAGCGAAGTTAGACATCACGGGTAAGGAATTTTATGCAGAGCTTATGAAGAACATCAATCAGCAGAGTGTAGTAACCAACGTGGCTTAAAGCCGCATAACTAGGAGGAAGTGAATATGAGTGATAGTCCATTTGAAGTGCTTGATAACTTTCCTGAGACGGGTGATTTGTCTGACCAGTCGGGGGGAGATGTTATTGATGCGGCAAAGGGTGTGCGTTTTGTGATTCAGAACGTGGAGCCGAAGTTGCAGAACGATAAGGAAACGGGAGCGATGAACCGGGCGAGTCTTAATGTTCGGTGCGCTATCTCCTCTCTCGGGGTGGATGGTAACGGGAAGTATGCGGGAAAGAATCTCTTCGCAGAACTCCTGACCGCCTACAACGAGCAGAAGTATACGAGCGATTGGTGGAAGAAGCAGGCCCGTTTCCCCTACCGTCAGTTTTTGAAGGCGATGGGTTTCGATGACAAGAATCCCCCGAAGGTGACGGATGAGTTTATCCAGAGTCTTAAGGGGCGTGAGTTCATCGGGGATATTCGTAAGGCCGAGATTCGCGTCAAGGATGGCGATGGGAAGTATGTCGGTACGGGTGACTTTAAGAACGAGCTGGCTAACTTCAAGTCAGTAGAGGCTTAAGGTGCTGAGAGAGGGGTGGCGTGTTACCGAGGAGAAGCGGTGCGTTATCCCCTCTCTTCCTCCGAGCGTGAATGCGATCTACCAGATTATCTTTGCACAGAGAAGGGTTGAGATGAAGCCAGAGGTGAGGGCGTGGAAGACGAAGGCGAAGGAGTTTGTTCCGAGGCTGAATCCACTCACTGAGAGTTACCTTGTGACGCTTGATGTTACGTTTACCTACAACTGGTTTTATAAGAATGGGAAGTTGAAGAAGTTTGATTCTCAGAATCTCCTTAAGGTGCTTATTGATGCAGTGGCTGAGAAGGCTGGATTCAATGATGAGATCGTGAAGATGGGGAGTTGGTCATCCATACATAGCGAGGATAAGGAACAGGTCGAAGTTGTGATTAGGCAATTAACGGATGAGGAGCCACATGGAACGCCGAATGATTCAGAGTGATAGCCCGCATTGGATAACCACCCTCTCCCCTGCCGAGAAGGACGAGCTAATGAGGACTGACCGCCCAAGGAGTATACCGCATGGAGAATGAGGAGATTAGGGGGGAGTTGGCTGACATCCTTACTAAACTGAAGAATGGAGATACGGATCTTGAGAGACTTAAGTTGCGATTATACGGGACACGGCAAGCCATTCAGCTTAGAGCCATTGAGTGTGCAGATCGTCGCCTCACCCACGAAGCCGAAGTGTTGTCGCACTTGCGGGAGGGTGTTAGACCGCCGAGCCAAACACCCGTACTGCCAGAAGCATCGCGGCCTGTCTATCTGCCAAAGAATCTGCGAGATGTGTGGAATACAGTTTCAGAGGAAGCAAGTAAACGGCAACGTAACAAGACAAAGATTCTGCTCAAACCTCTGTCGGACAAACGCATCAAGAATGCACGATAAGGAGTCGGTTCTAGCAATTAAGATGGTGAAGTATTGGACGGGCGTGAGGCAAGCGGATATGGATAGTGAGGTTATTGCGTTGGCTCGAATGTACCAGATGGTGAAGCGGGAACTTGAAGCAAGAGGCGTCAGAATTGGAAGAAGTCGAATAGTCTCATCCCCGACCGTATAGGCGGACGACTGGTACTTAGTACCCTCAATAGAGAAAGCGGTGGGAATCCGTACCGGGGGTGAGGCAACTTTAAAGGAGTGGTATGAAGAAGCTTGAGGATTACTTGTATTACGAGGAGAAAGATCCTGACTTGAAGATTTACTGCGGGGATTGTCTTGAAATTCTTCCATTACTTCAGAAGGTGGATTTGGTGGTGACTGATCCGCCATATGGGATTTTTAAAGATACGTCTGGTTCTGGGATAATGTTCGGTAAAGAAACCATTTACTCGGTTGATAAGTCAGCGGCAGAGTGGGACAAAAGGCCAACTGAGGAGATTTTAAAAAGACTGACAACAGCAGGAAAGTATTACGTTATTTGGGGAGGTAATTATTTTGCTGATGTGCTTGGAGCTTCAAAGGGAACTCTGGTTTGGAATAAAAAGACAGGCAATAACTCTTACGCAGATGGTGAATTGGCTTGGACAAACGTAACTGGAACAATGCGTATATTGACGCATCAGTGGTGCGGAGCTTTTAAAGATAGCGAACGAGGATTGAGGGCGGTTCATCCAACTCAAAAGCCAATAGTTGTAATGCGTTGGGCTATCGAATTATCTCCAGAAGCAGATTCAATCATCGACCCCTTCCTCGGATCAGGCACAACCCTCGTAGCTTGCAAGGAACTCAACCGTAACGGAATCGGAATCGAGATCAACGAGAAATACTGCGAGATCGCAAAGAAAAGATTGAAGGCAACGTGCAAACCACTTTTTACAGATGTATCTGGTGCAAGAAAGAGTTCAGCGAAAGAGAACGGGCAGAGCGACACGCAGTTGTTTGCGGTATGAAGTTTGAGAGAGTTAAGCGGTAACTGATCTTTGAGAAGTAGAGAGTTTTCTGCGGTGTGGTCGGGAACCTGAGACTCATTTGCGATATGTATGGGCGCTGAGAAACTTGCATCCCAATGCCGCCGCAGAGCCAAGGTTCCTTGCATACTACAAGGATTAAATGGCTTACCTAGAGTCAGCCTTGGCATGAATCGTATGGGGATTGGCGGAATATGGGAAGACGCATCTAGTGTTGAGGCTAGAAGAAGGTAATAAGTCTCTGGGTAAATAGGCACTTTGGACGTGAACAGCCAGAAATGGTGCTAGAGAGAAAATCTTCGTGCAGGTTCGAGTCCTGACATCCCCTACCAGTAACAAGGCCAAGGAGAATTTAGATGAAATGTCCAAAGTGTAATTACCCGCAGTATTGTCCTTGCGAAAGTTGTAGGACTAGACTTCCACGGATTAGAAAACCTTGGATTTGGATTGATGGCGAAGTTATTGAATGCGCCCAATGTGGGCTTAAGAAACACGCAGATTGGTGGCTCGATGAAGAGATGAAACAATTTCGATTGAGTCAGTAACAAGGAAACAAAGCCGGGAGGTAGATATACATGAGATTCGCTGTGGGCGTACGACCAATAGCAGAGAGTCAACATTGTTGAGCTTCCCGGCTCCATTTTAAACAAGAGAGGGTGTATGGAAGAAGAAATAGAGGAACTTGCAGAACGGGGTCTAGGTTACTTTTTGGAACCCAATACTAGCTTAAAAACAAATCTCAAGAAAGTGATTTTGGAAGCATACAAAGCTGGTATGGAAGCAACCGCAAAGATTTACAAGTCCTAACACAACCAACAAAGGAGAATGAGCGAGATGGGAATGTATACCGAGCTTATTTTAGGAGCTGGCTTAAAGGAGAAAACTCCCAAGAGTGTTATAGATGCGCTCAGGTTTATGTGTGGTGATTTGCAAGAAGAGCCAGATGATTTCCCTTTCTATGGTCGCATTAACTGGATGTTCAGGAGCGGTTCGTACTACTTCGCTGTCAACAAAGGGTTGTCCAAGATGTGGTATAACGAGTTCGGGAAGAACTGGGTAATCAGCGCACGGTGCAATATAAAGAATTACGAACAAGAGTTTCAGAGGTTTCTGGAATGGCTTAAGCCTCATATCGCTTATGGTAGTGGTGCATGTGACTTCTACGCTATCGTGACGTATGAAGATGGCAAGCCAGAAATTTATTACTTAGACGAGTCTGCACAAAGTATTAACTAACCAGCCTATCGGCGGAGGGATTATGAGTGAGCTAACACCGTACTGGATGTTTAACTACAACGAGGAGGCTCCCGATGCCAAAGCCTAAGGGGGATGGAGGGCCAGCGTTTCCAACAGAAAACGAAAGACAAACTGGAAATAGTTCTTATCACTACCAAGGTATGTCGCTCAGGGACTACTTCGCGGCGAAGGCTATGGAAGCTTTAATTTCTCAATGGATGAGGCTTGGACAGGGAATGCTTCCTAAGCACGACTATTCGGAAATTGCGAAAGAATCATACGAAATGTCTGACGCAATGCTCAAAGCCCGTGAGGTATCTGATGCCTAAGACTCCGAAGAAGAGGAAGAGGGTTACTGATAAGGATCGGTTGAATTGGTTACAAGAAAACGAAGTTGAAATTGTTTCTACTTCAAGATGGATATTTAGACAGGTTTATGGAGATTCCATTAGAAAGTGCATCGACCTTGAGATTCAGAGGACTCTATGACCCCCAGCGAGAAGAAGGCAAGGGAGAGTGACATCAAGATAGTTCAGGACATAGTGAAGCAAGACGAGCGTGCGGTAGTAACTGACTACCCTCTTTATCCTAATACACCTCATTGGTGGAAGCGTAAGTATGGACGCCTTGCCCTAGCCCTAGACCAAGCAAGGCGAGAGGGATGGCAGAGCTGTAAGGAGCAAGCGAAGCAGGCCATGACACCCGTGCTTCGTGACATGATTTCAATTTCAAGAGGTAGGGCTGTGGACTTGATTGAGAACCTGAAATACGAGGACTCCCATGACGAAGCGTAAGGAGGAAGTGTGAGTGTGATGATAGCCGTTTTCTTACTTGGATTTTGTGTGGGTAACATTTTTCAAATCTTCATAAGGGATCATTTGTGAACCAGAGCGACGAGGAAGCCATGAGTGACAAGCCCGAAGTTCCAAGGAAGCATCGGCATAGATACGATCAATGCTGTGCGGGAAATGAAAGCGTTGGCGGTTATCTTACCCCTGACGATGTTTATTACTGCAAATGCGGAAAGGTTAAGCCATGAAGTCTGATAACGAAGTGCCGAGAGCGGAAGATCAGAAGAAGGCCGAGGAACTGTTAAGCAACGTAGAAACATTTTGCCATTCAGCAGATCAAGGTGATTCATACATTTACGAAAGTCTTGTTGAAAGGATTGCCTCTGCCCTCGCCACTCAGCGTCAGGGGTTTGAGAGGGAGCGGAGGGAGCTTCAAGCACGAATCTATTCTCTGGCAGAAGGCAAGACAAACAGAATCTATATCTACGAGGGTTCTGATTTGGAAGCTAAAGAGTTGAATCGCCTTGAATCCGCCAACTCCGCGCTTGAGGAGAGGGTGAAGGAGCTTGAAGGAGCGTTCAGAAGCGCAAACTATTCGGCTCAAACATTTGAGAATGAATGCACCCGCTTGAAGGCCAAGGTAGCGGAGCTTACAGCCGAGTTACAAGCAACACGCAAAGCCTGTGACCAAGCGCATCAGAATACTCTGGATAGAGAAGAGGAGAGGGATCGCTTGAAGGCCGAGAATGTGGAGCTAAGAAAGACCGAAGATGCCGTCTTGGGGTGGACTCATCCTAATTTTAAATGGTATGCAGATAAAATCGACTCCCTCACCTCTCGCCTCTCGTGCGCTCTGGAGGCGTTGAAGAAGATACTCAGGGTTTGTCGTTTAAGAAAAAAATGGATGAATCCAACCTTAGCAGAATCTGAACTTAAAAAATGCACCGAAGAAATTGAGGCTGAATCCGTCCTCACCTCCCCCGACAATCTCAGGATGGTGGAGACGGAGCCGTGCTATCACGCTGCCGGAACCTTTGAAATGCTCCCGGTTGAGAAGGTCAAGGCTATGCGAATTAAGGCAGCGGCGGTGATTAAGGCAGCGAGAGAATTTTGTAAGGTTCGTGTATGTTGTCATTGGAATCCTGATACAGCGGATGAGGAAAAGAAAAACTGTATGCACCCCTTGTCCGATGCCCTTGAAGCCCTCGAAGCGCATGAGAAAGGCGGTGGGGTATGAGTGATGGAGAAGATAAAAATATGATGCGGTGTAACGACTGCGGAAGTTTTTTTAATATGTCTCAACTAGATCAAGTCATAAGACACGAACACAGATGTGGGCTGTGTAGTGGTAATTGTAAGGAAAATGGCTGTACCTGCATCTGTCACTACAAGAAAAAGGGCATCGTTAAGACTGAGAAAGGCGGGGTGTGATGAGTCTAGTTGTTCACCGATTTATTTACTGTGATGATTGCGGAGAAAACAATGGTGGAGACGATAGAGAAAAATCAGCTAATCAGATTAGAGTTGGAAGAAAAAGCGAGGGTTGGAAAGTAGGCCCTCCTAAAGATTATTGCCCAGATTGTTTAAAAAAGAAGCAGGTGATTCCACTCAATAAGGAGGCCCGATGAAGCCCGACGAGAAGGACAAGAGGATAGAGGAGCTTGAGGATTGTCTTGGACGCATCTATAACAGGTGTCTTTCAAAGTCCTACGACTCTATACAGGATGACGTTGAGAGAACGCTCCCGATTAAGATAGTCATTACTGAGGTGAAGTCAGATCAGGAGAAGATTGACATGGCTATCGGCGCTCTTAGGCCTTTCGTTCGGCAGTACCGTAACTACGGCAAGCACACCATATTCACTCACGGAAACTTTATTTATGCACAGCAGGCTTTAAGAGAGTTGGAGGGAAAGTGAGCCATAAATACATAATGGTCAAAGGGTCTAAGGACGCGAAGATCGCAGAACTCCGTGAGCTTGTGAGGGTGAAGGATGAGGCTCTGTTGCATCTAAAACATAACAGCCACCACTCCATTGAAGAGGAAATGTGGGACATTGATAAAGCCCTTGAAGCCTACGAATCACGGGGCAAACAATAAACTTTAATCCCGTAGCGGGAAAACAGGAGGATTTATGAAAAGCTACATCGGAACAAAAATAATCAAAGCGGTAGAAATGACCGATCTTGAATTTGAATATGAGAGATCGATGTTTGAGTCTGCCAAAGGAACGGTTAAAGAGTACAAGGACGGAGAGTGTCTTTTGCGTAGAGGTGGCGATCTTTGCTCAAGTCCACCGGAAGCACCAAGAGAACCGAAGGATGGGTATAAGGTTATGTACCCAGATGGTTATATGTCTTGGTCGCCTAAGAATGCTTTTGAACTATCCTATAGAGAAGTCACACAAGCTGAAAAAGAATTAACAAAATAATAGCCTCTCGCTACGGGGTTAAAATCACTATTGAATCCCTAACAAAAGGAGATGGAAGATGAAGCCCTGCAAATACTGTCTAAGAGCGTGGTCAGATTGTACCTGCCATGTGCGCCTTGAATCCTTGAAAAAAGGGGTGGGGAAATAATGATGACCATAGAACTAAAGGTGAATGGGCTTATCAAGGAAGTTATTGATATTCACCAGTACGATGCTCCATATTCAGAGCTTCCAGCAGATATGCAGAGGGAGGGTTGGCGAGGTTACCTGGTCAACAACACCTTCAAGATTCAGCATAAGCGCCAAGACGGAATCAGGGTTCTTGCAAGGTTGGCGCTCAATGTCATTAAAAAAGTTAAGCCATGACCACCCTATACAAAGGTGAGGTGAGAGAGTGAAGAAAGAAACGATCTTCTGCGATATCTGTAAGCGTGAAATAGTAGCAAACTATTGGGTTGAAGCTCCATCTAAAGTGGAAATAAAAATGACTCCACCAGCTCAGATTTATGAAAGCCATAACTTCCATGAGGTGTGTCGCAAGTGTCGGATGAAAATAGGAGAATTTATTACGCAGTTGGTGTGTGCGCCTGAAACGATTGAAGAACTTGGGGAGGCACGATGAAGCGGAAGGTGGTTAAGGCTTGGGTAGCAGTGGATGATAAAGGAAACCCAAAGTTTACATCTGTTTATGGAGGACTCTACGCTGTAATTAGTGAGTATGTTGACGAGA